AAGAACCTGACGAAGAACCAGAAGAGGAGGAGGAAGAGGGAGAAGAATGATAGATGAGTATTCCAGAGGTATTTTTTCGAGAGACTATTGATTTAAATAGATACAGTAACGCTGTAGCTACAGAATTTCAAACAACATATAACGATATTATTCTTGTTGCCGCAAAAAAACTAAAGCAAATTAATATCAGACAGGCAAAAGCCCCAGAGGGTGTGGTTATATCACCACAAACTAGAAAGAGATTGAGGGCTATTATTGCACAGTCAAAAGCAAGTTTAGATAACTGGCAAAAGGGAACGACAAAGCAAATGATAAAAGAGATAGAAGGTTTAGCAAAAGTACAAGCTGGATTTATAGAAGGTGAATTAAAAAAAGCCGTAAAATCAGGAAATATCCCCATTAACTCAGTAGCAGTTAGCCCAAAATATGCAAAGTCTTTTGTAACAACAGACCCAACTCAGACAAATATTTTTACCAGCAAAGAATTTACGGAAGATGACTTCAAAAAATTTGGACAGGGCAAGTTTGAATTAACTGCAAGACAAGGAGCTATGCAGACTTTACCCAATGGGCAAACAGTCCAAAAAGCTTTTAGAGGTATAGCTGATAATCAGAAAGACGCACTGACAAGACATATAAGGCAAGGTGTGTTTAGTGGAGAATCAACGGCAGACATAGCAAGACGTATGGTAGGAAAATTAGAGTTTGGACAAAAAGCATTAAGTTCTAGACAGAAAGCTTTAGCTGGTGGTGAATTAACCATTGCTGCAAATCATCAGATAAGAACTATTGTCAGAACATCTGTAAACCAAGTCCAGAACCAAGCATCACAGGCTGTCTATGCAGCAAACAGTAAGGTTGCCCCTAAATATGAATATGTGGCAACGCTGGATTCAAGAACCAGTCCAATATGTAAAAGATTAGATGGTAGAAAGTTTGAATACAACAAAGGCCCTACACCACCACAGCATTTCAACTGCCGATCTACTACTGTTCCTGTTGTTGATTATGCAGGGTTAAAGAAACAAAAGGGATTTGAGGATCTAACACCGCCACCCAAAGGCAAAGTTGTGACCCGACCCACAGGAGAGGGAGGTGGTAGAGTACCACAGGACACTCAGTATGGTGACTGGCTTTTAGGGGCAGATAAGAAAACAAAGATCAAGACTTTGGGTAACGAACAGAAGGTAAGATATTTTGAACGCTTGGCTAAGAAGGAAGGGTCAGGGCAGAAGGCTATCAGAAAAATGGTTAGGGAAGATGGCAGCGAGAGAAGTTTAAAGGACTTGGAGAGATTGTATGGCAAGCCTAGTCAAATAAAGGCAAAACCCAAACCTAAACCCAAACCAGCACCAACACCGCAAGTTACACCAACACCTACAGGCACAACTTCCCCTGCGTTTGGTACAGATACTTTAGAAAAATATTTAACTGATAATAATATTGCTAAATCGACTCAACAGTTTGTTGATGAAAGTATTGACAGTCTTGAATCTGTCGGAGGACTAACAGGAAAACATACTAAGAAACTACGCAAGTTTTTACAAAAAAGTAAAACAATTAATAATTTTAACTTTGAGGAAGATCGGTATAACTTTAATGCAGCTTATCAAAAGTTTGTTGTGCAAAATAAAAAAGCATTTGATGATGCAAACAATACCACTATTAGATTTATGGATAAATTTAATACACCATTTACAAGAAAAACAAAGGGCTATGCAAACACAGTCACTACAAATTTCAAAAAAAAGAATGTTAAAGATTTACAGTTTAAAGATGATATAAAGTTTATGTTTGCACCAGCAGGGAGGACTTGTTCTGGCTACACATCAAACTATTGCACTATTGTAAATACGGAAGTTAAGAAAGGGGCAAAAAAAATAACCCCAACTTCAGCCAAAATGATGAAGATACAAGCAAAAAGAGTTTTAAAAACAAATAAAGAATATGCTGATTACTGGTCAAAGGGTGATTATTCATTACCATCACCAGCTAGAGAAATTTTTTCTAACTCAAGTGTTATGGACGTACAAGAGAAATGGTTTAGCACAATGATCCATGAAATAGGACACCAAGTTCATTACAAGGGAAGTGGTGCTGTCGCTTTAGGTAATAAATTTAAAAAGATGGGTGGCATGAGTTATGTCACAGGATATTCAAGAAAAAACCCTAGAGAATTATTTGCAGAAAGCTTTGTTCAATATGTGTTAAATCCAGAAGAAATGCAAAAGATTGCACCTAGACTGTATAATTGGGTTGAAGAAATTACAGATAATGCTTTAAATCTATTATGAATCTAGAAGAAGCACTCGCAATGACTCAAAAGTTCCCAGAGGACAAGACTGTTCCTGAGAAGCTTTCAAAAGCTATCAGAGAAAGTTCTGGTGAACTTCAAGACAACTTAAGACAATTAGCTGAAGGCTTGATAGTAGATGCTGTTACTCCACAGGACAGACGGCTAGTAAGTAAATATTTACTTTGATCTATGCCACTTAAAAAAGGCAAATCACAAAAGACTATTTCTGGCAACATACGTTTGCTGATGAA